AGTGAGCCGGCGAAACACCTCGCTGGTGTGCGCCGTTCTTGAGTAAGTTCTCAACTGAAAGAAAACAGTGCATCCCCAAAGGGTAGGTTCTCCTCGGTCCGTAGGACTCGAGTAGAAGGCTATTAGCTTCGATTATCACTAATCAAATTTGACGCGTTCAGTAATGTCGTTGACAAACATTAGGACGGGGTTCAAGGAGGGTTGGATTCCCTCTCCATCGGGCTTTTTACCTGATGGGTCTGCTCTACCCAGAGTAGACACTTGCTTAGGACTGCATTAGATTGCAACCTGAATTTTGGGCGTTTTCGGCACAATGCCGTTCGTGCCATCTGTGCGGCGGAGGGGGACCCCATCGAGCTAACCACCGACCGCATAATTGGTTTTGATAGTAGGAGTTAATGGCTTGAACAGGTGACTTCATCGGTTGGATTTGATCTCGCGTACTTACAAGGTAAATCGCGATCCCTTAGGACGCCCCTTAATTGGGGGGTCCGTGTCCTTCAAGGTGAGTCTTCCTGAAAGGCTTAACCGCTTAGCTTAACCGGCTGGCTGCAGCCCGGGCTTAATTGCTCGGAAACTGAAGGTTTGCCTCTCGAAATATTATAGTGATTTCCTGGATCTCAATCCCCCTGAAAAGGGAGCCGGAACCTTTATAACTGAAATTAGATTTCTAAGGCCGTAGGCCTAGTCTCATTAGAACAGTATACCAGGCTATGGGTGTAAGGCGAGCTGCGATTGCATCAACGCTATGACCCTTTACCTATCCAAGAGCTACTAGTGAGGGACCGAGAGCCTCCGAAAGGAGGAAGGATCGGGCTTGTCGTAGGGCAGCTACTCCTGTGCACCTGGACCCGAGAGGGAGGGTGTATCCTTTGGGACCCTTCTGGGGACTCAAATTGGAGGAGCTTTACGGAGCTACAATACTATTAACAATGTTAACAAATATTATACAGAAAATTTACATCTCAGCGCTAAAGTTTAGAACTTTCGATGCAAATGCCATGATCTCCGTAAAAGGAGGTTTGCCTTGGGTGAAAGTGGTCCTAGGACTACTTACTCCCCTTGGTATGTCGGTAACCCGTGCTCGAGTGAGAGCTATTGTCGTTATTCTTCGAAAATTCTATAATATATATCGATGTCAAGGTATACGGGGACTTGTCCTCTATACTAAAACCTCGGCTGTTTTCTTACAGCAGTCGCTAGGTGGACATATGGTTAAGAACAGTGCCAAATTGGGACCGAAGGTGTCTCGGACGAATGTCGGGATGCCGAAGGTTATCTTGGTCGCGGATAGGATGAAAATCCGATCTGGAGACACGAAGGTAATGAAGTTCTACATGACATTGTTCAATATCTATCGGGTGTTGGACTTTGCCGGGAATTTGAAGTTATCGACGATAACTTCTCCATTCTCAGGTAGTTATAGAGAGATGGGCGAAATCCTGTCTTATATTCCTGCCTTTGTAGCAGCTTTGAAACTTGGTGAAACATTCGGACCTACTCTCGAAGAGAGAAAAGCGTTGACAACCAGATACGGTATCTTCGCCGGTCAGATGCTACCGAATCCCGCGCACGCGGTTCGAGACTGGTTGAACAACCAGTACTCGAATCTCGAGGCCCGGGTCATCAAGAAATCTGCTCCTGGAGTAATGCGGAATGCGGGGATAGAGATATCTACTCACCCGCTCGTATTGATCCGGTCAGCGATTGCCTTGAGAGATACTCCGATATGGGAGTTCTTTAAAGTGTTTCTAGAGAAACTGCCCTTCAATAATCCAGTTCGGAAGGCGTTTGAAGCCTCCGCCGCCTGTAGTGACGGTTTCAAGGGACTTCCGTCTCTTGGAAAACTTGGAATTAAAGAGGAAGCAGCTGGAAAAGTAAGAGTATTCGCTATGGTGGATGCATGGACGCAGTGGTTACTGCTTCCAGTGCACGAGTTGTATTTTACTATCCTCCGGGGTCTACCTCAGGATGGAACGTTTGATCAGCTCAAACCCTTAAAACACGCGCCGCGGTGGGCGGGGGCATATTCCCTCGATCTTACGGCAGCGACGGATCGGTTACCACTAGGGCTGCAGAAGGCGTTGCTTTCTGCTATCGTAGGGGATTTCCGGTTCGCCGAAGCGTGGGGCCATTTACTAACCGATAGGACTTATTGGTTGGCAAATATGGAACATGGTGTATTTGAAGGGTTCAAGTATACTGTGGGACAACCCATGGGAGCACTGAGTTCATGGGCTTCATTGGCCATAACTCATCACTTCATCATACAGGTGGCCGCGTGGCGGGCCAGAGTCGTGCCAACAGGTGTGTGGTTTAAACACTACGCCGTTCTAGGGGATGACCTCGTGGTAGGTGACCGGAAGGTTGCCGAAGAGTACCTTCGGGTACTTAAGATACTGGGAGTAGAATGCGGACTTCATAAGTCCGTTCTATCTAACGGGAATACCGTGATAGAGTTCGCTAAGCGAACTTTCTATAAAGGGGTCGACATATCGCCGATTCCGTTCTCTGAGTATGCTGCTGCTTTGACCTCTCTTGGAGCGATGCGAGAATTTGTAACTAAGTATTCCTTGGATCTGGTGCAAATCCTCAAAACCTTTGGTTTCGGTTATCGTGTCCTTGGTGGTTTAGCTAAACCTCTCGGTAGGCTAAACTACAAGGTACGTTTAATCGTTCTGGCTCTTAATGTTCCGACTACGCAAGAGGAAGTCCAACGCTTCTTCGCTATGGGATCTCCTATCACTGGACTGGTAAAGGTGGACGCCACGCAAGTGGCGAAGACCTTTGTCTGGGAGGAGAGTTCTAGGTTGTCGCGGACTTTGCTAGCACGATGGAACACCGTGTTATCAAACTCCAAACCATTCTGGAACCTCGGTTCAGTTATTAGGGATCTTCTCCCTTCCTTGGTCGAGCGGAACGTGTTCGTTCCATCGGTTCTTAGAACCGTGGAGAACATGGATCGTTTCGCACCTTTGAACCCCGGACAGGTCACGGTTGTACCTGTTCCTGGGTCAATTGGGGGTACTCAGAGGTTCACAGAGCCCTTCGTAGAAGGTCCTGCTGAACTCAAGGAGATCTCCAAGGGTTGGGTGATCGTTAGTGGGGATGGATTGGAAACACCAGTGGACGTGTTGAGCCCGGCGGTGCCGGTTCGGGTATTAGACGAGAGTCTTTTCCCCTATAATTCTCTTCAACGGGCACTGGCTTCCTTGGCAGACATGTTGATCCTACCGGAGCGAGCTCGTATGCTTGATACGTTGGGACCAATCGTGGACGATTTAACATCTAAACGAATGCTAGAGTCGCCGATAACCTTCGAACTGGTCTATGACTGGTTCTTAGGTATGTCCCGAGCGTCGGCTTCAGTGTCATTGTCAACACTAGACCTTAACAAAGAATTAGCCCCCGATAGGGGTACTGACCCTATTGCTATTAGATTGTGGAAACGATGGTCATCGATTCTACAGGGAACTCGAACACTGAGCTCGGTGGTTGTAAAACCACGAGTTAAAGAAGTGCCCGTAGATCCGCTTCGTGTTATTGATGATAACTACATCACAATGATGCGGACGCTTCTTGATGTCACGTCTTAAGGATAAGCCTGCAACGGCGTCATATACCAGAAATCACGGCCAAGTGGACCCTTAGGGGACCGTAGGCGGACTTTCAAGGGAGTTAGAAGGCCCTTGTCAAAAACTGTGTGTAAACTCGAAAGAGGAAATGGCACAAGGCGAAGTCCCTATACCGTGAGGTATATACTTAAGGTTTAAACCAAAGCTTCAAGACCGGTGGGTATGGCGCGCGTACAGGAGAATTCCTGCGAGCAACGAACTAAAGAGATGATCTCTTTCCGACCATTCAATTCCGAATACGGATTATTGAACGATTAGAAGAATACGTAATTGCAATCCTTGTGGATTGGTTGCCGATACTTGCTGGACGTGGATCCCCTTTGGGAGAAACGACATCAGCATAAATATGGAAATACGCATCTTAGCGTTGACTTAGTTTTGAAGTACCCTTTCGGGTCGGGGAAGACTAAGTATGAAG